ATTGATAGTGAGCGAGGCGCTTGGCGTAGGCGCCCCTTTGGCCGCCGCCATTGTAGAGGCGCTCGAAGGTCAACCAGTCGCCCTTGCGGAGCGCGTCGAGGCAGCCAGCCCAGCGGCAATAGCGCAGGAAGCATTCCCACTGGCCCTCGTAGCCGTCATACATCACCTCGATCATATGCATCGGGGACGAGAACGACAGCTTGCGGTAATTAAACCCCATGATCTGCCACATGCCGTAGGAGCAGGACTGGACCGCCGCGTCGAAGTCGAGTTCGCACGCCTCGGCCAGCAGCATCCAGCGGGCTTCCTGGCTGAGCTTGTGCGGGTGCGGCTCAGACGGTGCCACGTCTTGCACATGCTTGAACCCTCGCCGCGACAGATGTGGGTGCGTCTTCTGAAATCTGTACTTCGTTCGCTGACCGAACTGATGGTCCTCGTAGGCCAGCACGAGGCGGCCATCCGAGTTGAACGCCGAGCCGCCCGACTCCACGGCCTTGACCGCGAGCAGGTTGGCCGGCGGGCACTTGAGGGCGGCGGCGCAGTTGATCCAGTCCTGCTCTGTCGGTGCGGGCCGGTCGGGCTGGCGCATCAACATCAGACGGCTGATCTTCTGGGATCGCTCGGCGCGGTCCAGCTTGGCCTTCACGATTTGGAGCATGGTCAGGCCGCGAGTTCAGACACGCGGGCGGCGAGCAGCGTGGCGGCCTCACCGGCGAGTCCGTGCCACCCGCCTGCCGCGATCAGGTGGGCAGCGCCCAGCAGCAGCGCGAGGCCGTCCTGCGTGAGGTCCGGCGCCGCCTTGAGCGTCTCGAACACCCGCACGGCTTGCACCACGGGCGAGGCCTGCGCCTGCGCGTCGTAGATCGCGTCGGCATGGTCCTCGGCTGGGACGTAGGCGAGCAGGGCGTCTCTGAACGCCGGGATCGTGTCGGGGTATGCCATGGGGGTCTCCTAGCTCGGATTGATGATGATGTTTGAGGACAGCTGCAGGCCAACCGTGCCGGTGCCGGATGTCTTCTGGACCTCGATGGTGTAGCGGACGCTGCCCGTGTTCGTGACCGCAACCAGCGCGCCCGACGGCTGCGTCAGCGCGTCAATTATTGGCGGGTCATCGCCGGAAACCGTGAAGGTGCCGCTTTTTAAAACGGTTTTAGTCGCCGGGCTTGCCGTCGGCGCTTCGGTGACGCGCCACTGATAACCGCCGCCGGGGAGTCCGGTCAGCGATTGCCCTATCACGTCGGTATAAGTGACCTGAATCAGCGCGCCGGCCGGAACGTCCGTAACATCGACTTGCGCCGCGACCTGCCAAGCCGAGTTGGCGCTGAACGAAACCGCGCCCGGCCCGATAATTCGCCCGCGCGATGCTACCGCGGTCGACAGGCTAGCGATATCGGTCCAGACGCCGGCGGCGGTGTCTAGCTGCACAGTGCCCGTTGTCGTGTTGCTGTATAGGCTTCCCGATCCGGTGGCGGTCGGACGGGCCGCGGTCGTGCCGCGCGTTAGGTTAGACGTTGCAAGGTTGCCTTGGCCGGCAAGCGCGGCGGCCGTGTTAAATTCCGTGCGATCAGCGCGCAACTGGCTAACAAGCGAAATCGGAATCAGGTCGCAAAGTTTCCACTCGATGCCGGTTCCTGACGCTACGCTTCCGAAAAACCATCCGACGTTTATAGCGTGCAAAATTGCCGATTCAGTGCCGGCCGGAGCCGTGACAAGCTTTTCCCACCTATGGAATCCGTCTGGGGTAGCGCTTGCAATGCCCGTTGTGTCCGATTCAGCGCCGAATTGAATCGTAGCGATTCCTAATTCGGTGCCGCTTCCGTTTCTCCACGAAACATAAATTCCAGTCGGCGCGAAACTTCCCGACGAACGCCTAGCCTCGCCAGCAATTATATAGGCCTGCCCGCCGACTGCCGGAACATATTGAAGCAAGCCGTCTGTTTCAACGCCCGCCGCAACTGTGCGCTTGTAGCCGGAGCCTGCGAGCTGGGTAAGCGTGCCAAACGTTCCCTGACCGTTGACCCATTCACTCCAGCCCGGCGGGCGCGCCGTTCCCGAAAACGGTTCGGCGAAATTGGCGTTGCGCGCCATGCCTGCATTCATCCGCAAAAGGGTGAAGCTATTCAGGACGTCGCCTGCCGCCGCCGTCGCGCCCGGGCCTTGGCCCGTGATCGCCGCCGCCGTGTTGGCCGCCGTCACGTCAGCGTTATCGTCTGGCCGCCCCGCCCCGGTCACCCCACTCCACGGCACCGACGACGCCACGCCCACGGAGTAATCGCCCAGCGTCGTCACCGCGATGTTCGAGGTCCAGGCCGAGGGGATGAAGTCGCCCACGAACTTCGCACGGACCAGATAGTCCGTGTCGTCCGTGATCCCAGACGTGAACACGACCTGACCCGTGGCCCAGTCGACCTGCGCCGAGGTCGGCACGCCGCCCGCCGCTGGCACGGCCTCGATCAAGATCTGCTGGACGCGGATGTCGTCGGGCTCTGCCCACTCAACCTTGATGGCAGGCAGCTCTGCAGACGTGCCCGACAGCGTGACGCCCGTCACGGTCAGGACCGGGACTTCCATCGGCTGCAGTTCGTCGGTGCTGGCAACGGGCGCGGGCGGCGCGTCCTGCGCGTCGTCCTCGTTCCATGCGCTGTCGGCAGGGTCCACTTCGAACGCGGTGAGCGTCACGTTCATCGTGCGCGGGTCGAGCACCCGGTCGATCACCTCGAAAGTCTTGCCCTCACCGAAGATCCCGCCTGCGCGGATGAACCAGTCGCCCTGCTCCAGCTCGATGGTCCGCAGGCCGTAGGTGCCCGCGAGCTTCGCCTGCCGGCGCTCACGCAGGGCGAACAGCCGCGCGAGCCGCTGGGCGCGCTCCACGTCCGTTTCCATCTCAAGATCGAGGGTCGCCTCCTTCGGCGAGCCGCCATCGGCTGCGGTCCAGGCGGCGTCTTCCACGCGGGGATACTCCCCCGCCTGGTAGTTCTGCGCCGGGTTCTGGTAGGTGCCGCGCACGACCGACACGAGGTCGGCCCAGCTCCGCTTCGGGGTGTAGCTCTCCTGCACGCTATCGATCACATCGGCGTCGGCAATGGTCATCACCGGCGTCTTTTCCTCGCCGCTGATGATCCCGATACGTCCCCCGAAATCGGCGGGCCGAGCGTTCATGGCGCGGCACAGGTCGCGGATCGTGTCGGCATAGGTGCGGTCAGCGAACAGGAAGCCGTTGGCCTCGTAGCGCTTCAGGGTGCCGGACACCTTGCGCGGCACGTCCTCGTCGCACAGGTTTGCCAGCGCGGCGAAGGGCGCATAAGGCACGTCTTCGGCCTCAAGGCCGACACCGAACGTCTTGACCGCGCCCACGTAGCGCCCGAGCAGGTAGTGGTCGAGCGCCACCGCCGGGTTGCTGGACAGCTCCCACGTCGCGGGATCGTTCGCCCTGTGCGAGCCGGAGCCGCCCGCGGTGCTATCCTTCCGCCGGTCGTAGAGCTTGGCGCCCTCGATCTCGAACGAGATGCTGGGCGGCGTAGTCTGGTTGTCGCTGTCCCACCACGCCTCGATGATGGCATAAGCGCAGCCCGTGCCAACATGGTCAGCGGTCCAGCCCAGCCCCTTGCCGACGAGGTAGCTGTCAGCGGTCTGGCCGGGGCGGCCATCGTAGTAGGTCACCCACAGGCGGCCGGGGATGCGGTCCCCCACTGAGCGGTATTCGGGGATCTCGGTGCGGACGCCGTGCGTGATCGGGGTGGTGTAGACCTCGCGGCCCCCGCCGAAGACCTTGGTGATGCGGCCCATCGGGCCTTCACCCAGATAGACCACCATGAACAGCTCGCCGTTCTTCGACCCGCCGACATACCAATCGCTGAGGACGCCGCCGTTGATCCGCTTGCCGATCTGGAGGCGGCGCGGTTCGTCCGGGTTGATGGTGAGGTTAATCAGGCCGCCTTGAGGGCGGGGCCGGTTCTGGTTCGCCACCACGGCGTTCAGGCCGGCGAGCAGGGCGACCTTGGCAGTCGCCGTAGCGATGCCTACGGCACCGGCAGCGATGCTGGCCGCAGTGGCAGAGCTGAACCCAACCGCTGCCGCACTGGTGCCGACGACGCCGTAGATGAACGCCTGAACCGCAACGACTGCCTGCGGCATCAGTCACCCACCCGGAAAGCCCGCACGGCCTGCGCCATAGGGACATGGATCATGCCGCTCTCGGCAGGGCCGACAGCAGTGCGGCCGACGCAGACCGCGAGGAACTCGTAAGGCTGGGCGCTGAGCACGATGTCGCCCCGGCGCGCTTCGGAGGGTGTGACCTCGGCCAGATGCAATGCAGCGAGGTCGCCAAGGTTGTCCGCCCCGGCCTGCTTCATCACGCGGGCCGCGCTGAGCGGGGTGTCATAGGTGCCGCGCAGGTCGCCCATGGGGTCGGCGCCGGTGAGCCCGTGCACCACGTCAGCGGCGAACGTGACGCAATCGTGCTGGCCCCAGGCGTGCGGCTTGCCCATGGCCTCGACGGTCAGCGCGTAGAGGCGCTGCTCCCAGCCTTTTACCCGCATCAGGAGACCTGCCCCGGCATCTTGAGGCCGAACGGCAGGCCGCCGCCACCGCCACCGGACGAGCCGCCGCCGGGGATATTGCTCCACGCGGTGCCGAACGGCACCTGCTGCGAGGGCTTGAGCGCGACGTTCTGGAAGAAGCGGTCAGACGACAGACGCCGGCGCTGGTCCTGGTCGGTGCATTTCGTGAGGTTCTGGTCGAGGGCGCGCAGGATACCGGACTCGCAGTTGAGGGTGACGATGGAGGCCGACCCCGTGCCGTCCGAGGTCGACAGCGTGTCGATCCAGCCGGACCATTCGAGATGGACGCCGATGGGGGTGACGAAATTGGAGGACACGTTCATCAGCAGGCCGCGCAGCCGCATCCGGCGCTGGTGCCATGTCCGGTCCAGCAGGCGGCCAATGAAGGAGGCGTCATCGCTCTGCGGCGCCCCGTCGAACGAGAGGGTCAGAGGCTCGGGCGACAGGTCGGCCCCGATCTTGATCTCGCCTTCGACCCGCCAGCGGTCTTGCAGGGGCTCGTATGTGTCGCCGCCATAGGTGATGGCGATGGCCTGATCCCAGCACCGCAGGGTGCCCTCGTCGGTGTAGAGGTCGAGCAGCCATGCGGCAGCGACCTCGCGGGCCGCCAGAGCGTTGCGGGCGTCGGACGTCAGGGGCAGCGGCATCAGGCGCGCTCGACCTGCCGGGCGCTGAACGACACCGAATAGCGCCGGTCATGCGGCTCGCTGATCTGGGGCTGCCCGTCGAGCTGGAACTCGGCCAAGGCCTCGAACACCCGCGCCTGCGGCGTGCCGTTGGCAGCTACAGGCGCGGGGCTCACGGTCAAGGTCTGGGCTCCCGAGGAGAACGAGCCTGCCGCAACGACCTCGCCGCAATAGTAGCCGGACACCGCCGTTCGATAGGAAAGCATGTCGCCGGGGGCGAGGGCGGCGGACAGCCCGGTCATGGAAACGGTGGAGGCGGACGTGTTGACCGCCGAGATGCCGAGGCCGGTATTGGACGAGGCGCCGTTCGCGGGGCGGCGGCGCGTGGGGCGGAACGCGGTGAAGGTGACGCGGCTACCCTGCCGGCGCGCGATCCATGCCGAGAGGGCGCGCAGGCCCGCCTCGGACAGGTTCTCATAGCGGAACTGCGCCAGCCAGTAGGATGCGCCGTAGGTGATGACCTGCCCGGTCTGGCGCCCGAACGGCTGGGACTGGCGGTGCGCCAGCGACCAGCTCGCGTCCTTGAGGCGGTCTGTGAGGAAAATCTCTCCGGCGCTCAATAGCGGCCCCTTCTCAGGCTGTCGGAAACACGGGCGTCCACAATGCGGGGCAGCGCGCGGGCCTGCGCCGCCATCATGGCCTGGACGCGGGGCAGCACTTCCTCGGTGACGGAGCCTTGAACGATGAACGGCGCGTTGACCGTCACGGAGCGCCCCATGGCGCCCCCAGCGGCGGCGCTCATCGGCCCCTCGAACTTCGGGACGATCATGCCAGGCACGGTCGGCACGAACATCTCCGGGCCTTGCTCGCCCACCATGTAGCGCATCCCGGCGCGGACTGAGCCGCCGGCGGCGCGGCCGCCGCCAAACAGCGAGCCGATCCCGGTGCCGATGCTTGAGCCGATGCCGTCAAAGAGGCCGGACAGCAGCCCTGCCAGTTCGTCGGCCAGTTCATCGATGGCGGAGGACAGCGCGGAGGACGCGCTCTCGGCGAGAACGGTTTCGAAGGCTTCGCCCCAGTCGCCGGAGCGGATGCCGAGCTCGAGCGCGCGCGAGATGCCGTCCGAGAGGCGGGCCTCAAAGGCTGCGGCAGCCGCGGCTGCTTCCTGTTCGTTGCGCTGCTGCTCCTCGCGGTTCAGGCGGAACTCATCGACCCGCTGCAGGGTAAGGGCGTTGCGGCGGTCGCGGTCGGCAGCGATGACGGCATCGGCCTCGTCCAGCAGGGCTTCCAGTTCAGCCTGCGCGGCCGTGAGGTCAGCGGGCACGCCTGCGGCAGACGCGGGGTCGGTGGTGGTCGTGGTCGAAGTGGTGGCGGCGGGCACGCCTGGCGACCCGCTGCGGAACTGGCGGACAAGGTCGTTGAACGTGAGCCCCTGCGTGGCCACCCCGAGGCGGTTCTGCAACGCGGCGCGCTGCTGCGTCAGGAACAGCAGCTGGCGGCCTTCCTCGGTGCCGCCGAACTTGTCCAGCGCTTCGGCGCGGGCGGCGTCCTTGAGCGCCACAGGGGCACCGAACGTGCGCTTGTTGATGAACTTGTCGCGGGCCTGCTCCAGCTCGGCAATCGAGGCGTCTACGCCTGCGAGGGCCTCGCCCAGACGCAGCGCGGTGGCGATCTGGCCCTCCTCGCGCAGGTTTGCGAGGCCGGTGGACAGCGTGTCGATGGCGCCGGCAAGCGAGGCGACCTCAGTGACGGCATCGGCGGCCTGATCCGCGATCTGCTCGAACGGGCTGTTACCGCCGCCGAGCAGGCTCTGCGTCTCGCCGAGGATCTGCTTGGCGTTGGCAAGGGCGACGTTCGAGCGGTCAATGACGTCCTGCGCCTTCTGGGCATCGCGCGCCAGCACGAGGTAAGCCGCAGCCGCACCTGCGATGGCCAGCGTGAGCGGCCCGCCGAGGAAGCTGGTGGCGACCGCAGCCCGCGCCGCTGCGCCTTGCACGAACAGCAGCGAGCCTGCGAGGTTGCGGAGCGCGACGATGGCGGCCGGCACAGCGGTGACCACGAGCGGGATGATGGCGCGGGCCGTGAGCGCGACGACAGCGACGGCCAGCACATCCGCGTTCTGGGCGGCGAGGGTGAACAGCGCGGAGAGCCCGTTGACGGTCTGAAGCAGCGCGTCCTCTACGCCGGCATCTGCAAGCGCCAGGACGAGGCCTTCGAAGGCGGACGAGGCGTTCAGGATCGCGCCGTTCAGGTTGTCGTCCATGATCTTCGCGGCCTTGGCCGAGGAGCCTGCCGCGTCGTTTAGGAGGACGTTGAGCTTTGCGAGGTTCCCGTTCAGCGCCGCGTCGGACAGGATGCCGAACGTGTCGAGGTTCTCGGCCCGGAAGATTTCGATGATCTGGGCCGTGGTGATCCCGGCCTGACGCAGGCGGGCCAGCACGTTGCCGAGGCCGTCCGTGGCGAGGTCATAGGTGCCGATCAGCGCCTCGATCTTCTCGCGCTCGTTGACGAACTGCGTGCCAAGCGACTGAAAGCCCCGGCCCGCGAGGCCGCCGGTGAGGCCGCCGTCTGACAGCTTACCGATCACGGCAATGGTTTCTTCCAGCCCGAGGCCGAGCTGCTTGGCGGTCGGCGCGGCGAACTTGAGCGCCTCGCCGAGGTCGAGGATGCCGGCGGCCGATCCGTTCGCGGCCTGCGCCAGCACGTCCGCGATGCGCGCCGCATCCGAGGCCTGCAATCCGAAGCCGCCGATGGTGGCGCCGATGATGGCAGCCGTCTCGGCAATGCCTGCGCCGCCTGCCTGTGCGGCTGAGAGCGTCGGCCCGATGGCGGCGAGCACCTGCGTCACGGTAAAGCCCGCGCGGGCCAGCTCGCCCATAGCGTCGGCGGCCTGGGTGGCGCTGAATCGGGTGGTGGCGCCGAGCTGCTTGGCGACGGCCTCCAGCGCGACCATCTCCGCTGTGGTGCCCTGCGTGATGGCCTTGAGCGTGGACATGGACTGGCTGAAGCCAGCGATAAGCTGGATGCCCTGCGACAGGCCCGCGCCGACACCGATGGCGGCGCCGAGGGCGAGCATCGAGGTGGCGGTCTGCTTGATGGATGAGTTCAGCCGGGTGGCGGCGCCGTCAGCGTCACGGAACTCGCGCTCGATGGTCTGGCCAGTCCGGCCCGCCTCACGCTGGACCTCGCGCATCGTCCGGCTGAAATCGGACTTATCGCCCCGGATCTCAATCTGAACGCCGCCGACTGTGGTGACCACCTAGTTCGCTTCCTCTCTCGGTGCGGCCTTGAGCGCCCATGACAGGAACGCCGCCGCGATCTCTTTCTCGGACTGAGGCTTCGGCGGGCGCTCGCGCGACGGCTTGCCGAACCACTCGCCGAACGAGCGCGGGAACTTCTTCGGATCGGACAGGGACAGCGCCGCGCCGTGATAGGCGTTGGCCATCGTGAGCTCGGTCACGGTGTTCCAGTGCTCATTGTAGGCTCTGACGATGGTGCGGACGGCGTGCGGGGTGAGGCCCCAGAAGTCCCGCCACTGAACCCCTGCCCGAAGCGCAGCTTCGAGAGCATGGCCCACAATGTCGGCTGGGGCATCGTCTTTCCCGCATCGTCGTCATCCTCCGCCGGCACGTTGCCCGTCATGCCCGCCTGCCATGCGCGCAGCAGGGCTTGCTTGGCGGGGAGGACCGGGACGCACAACTCGCGCGCCTCGGCCTCTGGCAGGCCCGTGGTGAGCTGCATCAGGCGGGCCATGACGGCGAGGTCCAGGTCATCAAGCCCGCGGGCGACTTCCTGCATCCAGCCGTCGAGGCCGTGGTCCTGCTGCATCCCGTGGATCACGGCGAAGGTGAACCGCAGCGGCACGTCCCGCCCGCCGTGGCGGAGCAGGACGGTGCCTTCGTGGTTAGGGGTGGTCATCAGGCAACGTCAGCCCAGACAGCGGCGCCGCTCGGCTTGAACGTGACGGTCATCTTGAGGATGCCGCCAACTTCGGCAGGGTTCGAGGTCCGCTTGACGGCCACCGGGATCGTCAGGTTGCGGTCGTCGTAGCGGTGGCGGAGCCAGATGTTCGCGCTGCCAACGTCCGAGATCAGCGACTGGTGCACCGCGTTGCCGGGGTCGAAGTTGACCGTGAAGCTGCCCTCCTGGCCGTCCTTGTAGCCGTTGACGTATTCGCGGGTGTTGCCGGTCGAGTCGTAGTCGGTGGCGTCCAGTTCCTCGGCCGTGAAGCCGCCGTCATCGAAGTTCGTGACGCCGGGGATGACCGTGAAGGTGGTGCCGTCCGGCGAGCGCGACAGCGCGACGGTGGCGTTCTTTGCAACAATAGCCATCTAGGCCTCCAGAAAAATAAGCCGGGCAGTCACGATGCGCCCCTCGACCGAAGGGTCGCTGGACGGTCCCGCTACCGGCCCGGAGACGGCAGCGTCGATCAGAGTTCCCCCGGTCACGGCCCCTTTGGGCCACGAACGGAGCAGCGCCCTGACGCGCTCGGCGGCTGTGTCCAGCGCGAGCGTTGATCCATTCGGGCGGCTGTAGAGACGGACGTTCAGCGACGTGCGCCGGTAGTCCTCGGTGTAGGTGTCCTCGGCCTCGTCATCGAACGGGGCGGCGACGATGCAGACCACCTCTGGGCCTTGGACGATCAGGTCGGCAGGCGGGGGGTCGGAGACGATGGCTTTGCCTGCGCCATAGGGGGCGAGCAGTGCAGTGAGCGTGCTGTCTGAATTGAGGCGGGTGAAGACCGCGCCGGTGATGTCGAGCATCAGGGGATCCGTGCGAACCGGGCGAACACGGCCTGAATCCGTGCTGAGTAGTCCCGCGCGAGCCTCGATATGAACGGGCGGGCCGCGATCTTGTCCGTGCCCAGCTCAAGGGCTGCGGCATATTCGGTGTTAACGCTCACCACACCCAGCGCGCCGTCGCTCGTAGCGAACACCTCGCCCTGCGTCGAGTTCCGCAGGCGGCCAGTGTCCGGCGCAGGCGGCTCGCCCGGCGCCGAGGCGACGTGCATGACGGACTTGCGCTCGTAGACCCGCCCCGTGCCGGGCTTCGAAAGGATGCCGATCATCAGGCCCTTCGCGTCGAGGGTCGCCGCGCGCACGCCGCGTTCAACGGCCTTCTGGGACAGATTGTCCGCTAGTGCGAGGTTGATGTTGACCGTGGTGCGGGTGGTCATGTGTCAGCCCCTGCCGGCGTGGCCTGGCACTCATAGACCGCCTTTGCCGGGTCGCGCGTCGTCGCCACGATCCGCCAGCGGTATCCGTCGATGGTGAGGAGGTTGCCCGGCACCGGCGGCGCGGTGAGGCCATGCCCTAGCACGAGCACCTTGCGGTCTGTGTCGGGGATGCCCAGCGAGCCACGCGAGAACGCGCTGTAGTCCGTGACGAGGGCTTGGCAGGCCTCCTCGGCATCGGTCAGCGTCCAGCCGCCCCGGCCATCGGCCACACGGGTCTGACGCACCAGCACGGCCGCCGCAAACAGCAGCGGCCCGGCAATGTCCGCGACCAGCTTGTCCAGCCCCGACAGCAAGTTAGCCATTGATCAGCCGCACGTTCCGCACCGTGCCCGCGCGGCTGAGATAGAGCCCCGCCAGCATCCGGTCGATGGGCCGGTATTTCGCGCCTTCGGTCACGCTCTGCGAGTCCTTGAACGTCAGCGAGACCGAGCCAGCCGTGATGGCCGTCACCTCGCCCTGCGTGTCGCTCACAACCAGGCCCGCCGTAGCGATCCGGGCCAGCTCGATCTGCGCCGCCTTGACGCGCGCCGGCACAACGTCAGACGCCAGCAGGCGCCCTTCCTTGTCCACCACGCCGTCACGCGGCCAGCTCATCGCCTGATCCGTCTCGGTGATCCGGCCTTTCCACTCGTAGGACGTGTCAAGGTAGGTGGCCGCCTCAACGAGGCGGGCCTCCTTCACGCTCGTGCCCAGCGCCAGCCAGTCCGTCCACGCGCGGCCGGTGGCGTAGGTGTCAGCCTCCGCAACCGTCGCATAGGTGTCCGTCCCGACTGTGATGGTCATGCGCTCTCGCCCTCGTCATCGTCTGGCAGCATGTCCGGCTCAGGCGGCGGGGCCTTGGGGGCCTTCACCTTCTTGCCCCGGACCGGCATGTCGAGATCGGGGTCGTCGGCCTTGGCAGCCTTGACCCCGCCCGGCGGCACCCATCCCGGCGGCGCAAAGGCTGAATCGATGATGCGGTATCCCGCAGCCATCAGCTCAGCTTTGCGCCCCGGTGGGAGCGGATGGGGCTCATACCAGACCTCGCGGTCATCGTGCTTCAAGCGTCACCTACGGAGCGACTTGAGCAGCCAGCGTGAGAACGCCCGCTGTGTGCTTGATGTCGGTGGCAACCTTGTCCCAGTTGCTGCCCGTGGCGAGTTCAGCATCGGTCGGCGACTTGCCGCCGTTCGTCTCGTCCCAGGTGTAGCCCTTGAGGGCGAGGCCGAAGGTGTAGTCCACCTGCATGGTCGTCTCGATACGTTGCTTGCCGTTCGTGGTCTCGATGTTCGAGATCACGTCGCCGCCGTCATAGACCACCGCCGCGCCTTCGCAGAGCGAAAGAGCGCGGTACTTCGCAGGCGATCCCGCAAGGGAAAGGGACGGCGCATCGGTGACGACCACTGCCTTGCCGAGGATGTCCACGATCAGCACGCCTTGCGATTGATACAGCCGCTCGGCGTTCGTCAGGTTCGCGCCGATGAGCTGATGATAGGCGGCGCCGTTAATGACCGTGCCGACCAGATCGGTCGAGCGATCACCGAACAGGGCGTGCGCCGAGTTCATGCCCGCATAGCTCATCACGCTGGACGCCGAGACGTCGACCACGGTAGCCGCGCCCTGTGCCGTGATGGCGGCCGTGAGCGCCGCGACAGCCGTGTTGAGCTGGTCACGCAGCATCGCCTCGGCGAAGTTGCGGGACGCAACCTCGATGCCCTCAGCGGTCGGCTTGTTCAACCAGGTAAGCTGGCCCGGCTCAAAGCGGATCGGCCCGAAGCCGCCCGCGATCTTGACGCCGGACTGCTTGAGCTGGGTCAGGTCGGTCGGCGTTGCAGCATCGTTTGAGGCGTAGCGATCAACGCGGCGCTGGGCGCTATGGATTGCAGCAAAGAAACTCTGCTGCATGAAGTCGCCGTCGAAACCCTCCGTAGTCAGGCGGATCGTTCCGTTCGATGCCTCGTTGAACTTCTCAACCATCTGACCGAGCGTCTCGATGGTCGCCGGCATGATGTACTGGTTGAACACCTGCATTTGGGAGAGTGCCATAGTGAATTACCTTTCAGGCAGATCGGGGAAGCGGTTTTTTAAGGCCGCCACGCGGTCCGCTTTGCTTCCACCCAAGTTTCCAGCCTTCTGGGCAGGCTGTTTGCCCTTGCCGCCGCCTTCGGCCCCGCCACCGGCGTTTCCGTTTGCGACGAATGCCTTGCCCTCATCGGACGCGGCCCATTCCTTGATTGCGTCCGCGAGCGGCTTGCCGCGCAGGGCGACACCGGACTCGCTGAGTTCCGCCTCGCCCTTGAGCATGGTCGATGCGGCGCGCATGAACTCAGGTTTCACGCCTGCGCTGGTGAGCGCCGAGGTGAGGCCGAGGTCGATCTCGCGTTCTTCGTACTTCGCGCGGTACAGCAGGGCCTCGCCCTCCTTCTCGGACGCGCGCTGCTTCTCGGTTTCGAGCAGCTTCTGGTAGTTGCCCTCTTTGAGAAGCTGTTCTTCCTCGCGCTTGGCGAGTTCGGCCTTGCGGTCAGCTTCGGCCTGTTCGAGTTCACGGGCCTTGGCCTTGGCGGCCTTCAGCTCGTTCAGCAGTTCCTCGTTCTTGGCGAGGATCTTCTTCAGGGCTTCGTCGGCACCGCCTTCGTCGCCTTTGTTGTCATCACTCATTTCAGTCTCCTATCGGCCCGGCACAGCCAGGCACCTGTTGGACGCCCCGGCACAGCCAGAGCGCCTCCACCCGGAGCGGGTGAAGCTTTGTGTTCGGCACCTACCGCCGAAAATTCCGGGCATTCCCGCGAAACGACGCCATGCCCTTGGCCCGCGCCCTCGCGTTCGCAGCGAACTCCTTGTCCGCCTTCGCCTTCTTCGCCGCCTGCCTCGATGCATCGATGGCGGCCAGTTCAGCCAGCGTCAGCGGCCGCCCGCGCAGATCCACGAAGTCCTGCACATCGAACTTGCCCGCTCGCAGCAGCTTGCCGCGCGCCGGGCCTATGATCTCGTCCTGCACCGATGCGGGCTGGCGCTTCAGCCAGTCGGCGTAGGTCTCCCGCTGCGGCGGGGCGTAATCCTTGAGCACCTCGGTCACGATGGACCGGCAGCCAGGGTGCGCCGGGGGCCGTGGGCCGCTGTCAATTGGGTAGCGCTCGCCGTCGCGTGACCGGCAGATCCATGTGGTCCGGCTGTCCAGCACCGAGCGCCACTCCACCTCCTTCACGATGTCCGCATTCGCCTCTGCCGAAGCCTGCTGCACCGCGTTCGAGATGTGCGTGTTCGCCGTCCTGACCAGCGTCTGCGCCGAGCGCTTCGAGATGTCGACCGTCGCCCGGACGCGCTTCACCGCGTTCCCCAGGCTCTCGCCTTCAGTCCACGAGATGCGGAGCGCCTTGTCTACGCGCCGGCGGCCGCCCTCGCCCAGCTCAGTGAGCCAGTCGGACAGGATCGCCCCGTCCATCGGGCGCGACATGGCCGCCTGAAACGCAGCCTCACCCGTGAGCCGGTTTATGCCTGCCTCGATGCCCGCAGCGCGGAACTTCTCGGCGTGGAATTCTGCCTCCTTCGCGGCGCGGTCGCGGAACCGCGTGCTCAGCGAGTCGGTAATCTTCCTGTACGCCTCGCCCTGAATCGAGCGCGCGTCCTCAAGCAGGCTCTCAAGCTGCGCCCTGCGGCCCGGTGTGGCCCGTGCGAGGCGAGCGGCGATGTCTGCCTTCACCTCGTCTAGGAACTTCACCACCTCCTTAAGGTCCGCCGCTGTAGCCCGCTCTAAGGCGATCCGGTGGCGGACGACTGCGTCGAATATGGCTTGGTTCGGGTTGCCGTCTGGCACGCTACTTCATGCGGAAGATTGGCGAGCGGCCACGGGTCCAGCCGACCGGGTTGCCGCCTTGCGAGAAGGTAACGCTGGCCTCAATCACATAGCCATACTGAGCAGCGCGGCGCTTCATCTCGTCGGCATACTTCTGAGCAAGCGCACCCTCGGCCTCAAGAGCCTTTACGCGGGCCGCATTTCGCTCCCGCATGAAGGAGGCCTCCATATCCTTGAGCATCTGCTTGACCTGCTCCTTGGTAGCCTTCAGTTCGGGCATCAAGCCGCCTCCTCTATCTGTTCGTCCCCGGCACCATCGCCGTCATCCTCGCCGCCCGAAGGCCGGTCGATCATCGTCTCATCGATGCCCGCCTGCCAGTCGGCCTCGGTCATCTGCGGGTCGATCACGCCGCGCGATTTCATGTGCTCCATGAATACCGCCAGCGGCATCGTCCCGCTTTGCAAGCCCGCGCTCCACTCGGCCAGCTCGCCGGGCTGCAGGCCCTTCGGCAGGAAGTCCGTGTTCAGCGTGACCGCGATGTTCTCAGCCCCGCCAATCTTCGCCCACTCAGCGACCCAGCGCAGCACCTGCGTCAGCCCGTCCGCGCAGCTGTTGGCGATCCCGGCCAGCACCGAATGCTCGCCCGCGCGCTGGATGCGTGCCGTCTCGGTGGCGATCTGCGCGCCGCTTTCGTCTGCCAGGATACGCGCGCCGATGGCGGCCATGTCCCGGCGCTTTTCTTCCATGCTCTCCTTCAGCGCGCCCACGCCCTCGCCGGACATGGTGACGAGCTGCGCCGAGCCGTTCTCGCCCAGCACCACAGCGGTGCGCGAGCCCCAGCGGATCGGCGTCGGGTCTTCATCGCCCTTGTCGATCAGGCCCGCGATCACGAGCGTCGGACAGCCGCACCACTTCAGCGCCCATTGGCGCAGGGCGCTGTCGTTCAGGTGCGACTCGGACACGTTCACGAGTTCAAGCAGCGGTGGCTTGGACACCACCGAGGGGTCCAGCGAGTTCGGCCCGATGACCACCGCCGGGATGTACGTCATCGCCGCGCCGTTCATCTGGGGGAACCTGTCCGGCCCGACCTGCTCCCAGGCACCGGCCTGCGTGTTGCGGGCCTTCTCGGTCGTCTCGCGGAACACCCGCACCCGGTAGCGGCCCTTGAACAGGTCCAGCACGCGGACGTGCTCGATGATGTCCGTCTCCCACTCCGTCGCGCCGGGCTCCTCGATGCGCTCAAGCAGCCGGATGTGCGTCAGGCGCCGCACGCCGCCGATCACCTCGGAGCGCACCGCGAGAATATCCTCCCAGCCGTAGCCCTTCACGAACGGGCGCAGGCCCGAGCGCTCGGCTTCCAGCCGTGTCATGTCCGCCGCACCAGCAACATCGGGGTAGTCAACCAGCAGGCAATACCGGCCCGTCGCGCTCACCTCCTCGACAGTGGTGAACGCAACCCGCTGGAACGGCTCGCCGTCCGTGGTCAGGTCATCGAGGAACGTGTCGAACGCGGTGGGGTTGTCCGTGATCAGCGGCTCCGGCGTCATCACGAGGCCCGCGAAGGCGTCCAGCGTGCGGGGCACAGCGGGCAGGTAGTACGCCCCCTCGGAAAACTCCGTATAGTCGTCGTTGTCATGCCCGCCGAGGCGGCGCACGTAGCCCGTGACCTTGCCCGACACGAACGCGCGGACCTTCGTCACGTCATCGATGCCGGCGGCATACTCCGCCCCCGTCGAACGCGGCGAGCCTGTCGCTTGTTTCGTGTTCGCCGTGGTGACCATGTTATCCTAGCTTGACCGGCCGCAGCCGTGTGACTTCGCCCGTCAGCATCAGTTCGGTGAGCGCCCAGACGAGGGCGTCCACATCGTCAGGCGATCCCTCGCCCTGAAATCCGTCGCTGGTGAACAGCGTCATCTGCTCGTCCATCCGCCCGAACGGCGCCAGGTGCGACACCCGGCCCTGCTCATAGAGCGCCGCCACAGGCTCAGCCCTGACCGTCTTGCCCCGGCTCGCCGTGACCAGCTTCACCGGCACATTCTTCCGCACGGTCTGGATCACATGCCGGACCATCTCGCCGCCGAAGTTGCGCTCCGCCACGATGCAGTCCGCCTTCAGCTCGTCATAGAGCCGCACGGCCTCCTTGCCCCATTCATCGGGGGAGCCGCGCATCGTCTTGTTCGCCAGCACATGACCGTGCCCGAGGGCCTTGCAGACCCCGGCGCCGACGATGCCCTGACGGTCGCCCGTCTCGCCATCGCTGCCCGAGGGGTCCACGCCGATCACGATGCGCCGCATCGCCTCGATGGGCGGGGTCTCTTTCAGTTGCGCCGCGCGGATCATGTCCCACGTCCAGAGCGCGCCAGGCACGTCTTCCAGCAGCTCGGCGTAGAGTTCCTGCCGGCCGAGGCGTGTGCCTTCGTATTTCTGCCGCAGCTGCGTGAGCGCGGTCGCGGCAAGGTTGGCCGCGTTGTCGAATGTCGAGCCGCGGGTGATGACCGTGGCCTTATCCTTCAGGATGCGCCGCGTCAGCGGGTTCGGTTTCGGCGTCGTGGTGACGCACACGCGCGGATCGTCGCCGAGGCGCAGGCCGAACAGGAGCTGGTCCCATGCGTCCTCATAGCGCCAGGAGCTGAGCTCGTCGCACCATGCCGCGTGGCATTGCGGGCCGCGCAGGCGGTTCGGTTCCTCGGCCGCAAATAGCTTGTACCGGCTGCCGTTCGTCAGGAACAGTTCGCCGAGGCTCCGGTTCCATGTGTCGATGCAGTCGTCAGGCAGCACGGACAGGAGGCCCGAGTCGCCCTCGATGCAGGTGTCGCGCGCGTCCGAATAGGTCGGCGCAACGATGTGGATGCGGCGGTTCGGGGCGCGCAGGCCCTCCCACTTTGCCCACTCGGCCCCGCCGCGTGTCTTTCCGAACCCGCGCCCGGCCTGCATCATCCAGACCAGCCATTGGCCGTCCGGTGCGAGCTGCTCAGGGCGGGCCTTCAGTAGCCAGTCAGCCCTGCTTTGCAGATCCGGCCTTGAGGCGAGCGAGTTCGTCAAGGAGTCCAGTGAGGTGTTCATCGGCCTTCAATATCGCCTCTGTCTGCACCGGCCCGCCGTCCGGCCCCTCAACGGTCTTGCGATCAATCAGGCCAAGTTCCTTGCCGATGATGTTGGCGTTCATGAGGTCAGCCGCTGCGGCGGTGAACTTCTGCTCCCAGATCACAGCCTTGATCTGCTCACAGACGAACTGGAAATCCTCGCGCTTGCAGTAGCTGTACCATGTAGACGGGTCGATACCGATGAACATGCACAGCCCGCGCTCGGTCATGGCCCGCATCTTCGTGATGTAGTCGCGGGTGACGCAGCCCTCGTAGGCGAACAGCTTCTCCTCGCGCAGCGGATTGGCCGCGCACCACTCGAAATATTCCTGAGCGACGATCCAGAGCAGCTCGGGCGACTCGAACCGGCGCGGTGCGCCCCGGCGAATCTTCCAAAGCGGCTCGGGGCCGTTCTTGGCCTTCGCCAAGCCTAGCCCCGCTTCCAGATCTTAGTCGACAGCACCCACTTCACCACGACCGCCGTGCCGGCGAGGGTCATGGCGAGGCCGGTCATCTGGTCCGTGAGCGGAATGCCGTCCTTCAGGAAGAACCCGCCCAGCACGTTGAACGCGAAGACCACGATGGCGAGGTCGATGATGCCCTCGATGATGGAGGGGAAGTTCGGCTTCGGAATGGTGATGCTGGTGGTGTTAGTCTGCGGTGCTGCCATGGGTGTCTCCCGTTGATGGCTAGGCGTTGAGTCCGATGTCGCGGCGGGCGACCTTGATGCCGATGACGGCCCCCATCAGCACATCTGCGAGTTGCAGGGCGACCAGCAGGGCGAAGGTGATGGTCCCGAACGCTGGGATCAGCAGGAAGGCAACGCCAGCCCCGCCCAGCAGGAACACGCTCAGCGTCTGATCCACGAGGCCGCGCGTGCCGGTATGGGTCGCCTTGAGGGCCTCCAGCATCAGGCAGGCGATGCCGATGAACA